TTGGTTTCGTGTTAGTTCTGTAAATGCTATACACGTTGTGTTGCTCGCAAGCTCGCATGCTCCGCCCTGTCCATTCCGCTCCTTGAGCAGAGTAAAGGTCCCGAAGGACCCTAACACCTAACGCCTAACCGTTATTCGGCCTCGGACAACGCTTGGCACACTTTGCCCATCAATTCATCGTATCGCGCCATCTCACTGTCGGCATAAGTAGCATCTTTAGCAGCCCACAATGCGTCTACCAATCTCTCTAATTCTTCTTTGCTAAATTCTACGTTCATGATCAATATGTTTTGGTTACATTATTATTATCAAATACTCTTCGTGTTGGGTTTGTAGGTTACTCCATTCCTACATATAACAAGAACCTGTAGTGGTCATACTCCTCCTTGATCATTTCAAATTGTTCGTCTGTTTCAGGGATCATGTCAAATTGTAGTTTTGAAAACTCTACCAACATTTCTTTTTCGAAGTTTGTTAATTCTTTCATAATAAATAGTATTAAGTTATTGTTATTTGGTTACATTTATATTATCAAATACCGATCGTGTCGGTTCTGTAAATGCTATACACGCTACGCGTGCTCGCTTCGCTCGCTTGTATTACGTACACGTATGTTATCACGATTTGTGATAAGCTCCACTTACTTTGATACGAACTACGTACATATCTGCACTTACTTTGATACGACCGCACACGAGCGCATGTGCTGAGCCAAGTATGTGCACATATGTTAACACGCTAGCAATACGATTCGACACAATACGGATCACGTATGTAGATGCTGTCGCCGTGTACCAGTAAATAGCTAGATCGTTATACGATTCCACACAAAAAGGCAAACCGTTTGGAAAAAACAATAAAAAAGACCGGGGGGTGGGGTAAAATGGATTCATTTCCCTTTCGGAGGTGTAGGGTAAATCGTAGTATGTAATAGAAAACATATATATATCTAACAAGAAAACATATATATATCTAATGACAACTTATATACATCTAACAAGAAAACATATATATATCTAACAAAAAATTTTTCACACGCCATATCATAACAAACATACAGCGTTTTATTATAATAAATAAACGTGACGTTAGCTAGTTATATATAATAGTAGTAGGCTATTGTCGCACTTTTATTTGGGTAAGATTTGGGGATTACACGTAAGTATATACAGTATATTAAAGTGAATAACAATGCAGAAATTAACACCTGAAGCACGGAAAAAGAAAGCGGAACGCGATCTAAAATATGCGAAAACTCCGGATAGGAGAGCGAAGAAGGCGCATGCCCAAAGGTTACATAGGAAACACAATGGGGATGAGGGTAAAGACTGGGACCACAAGGATAGTAGATTCGAGAGTCCTAAGCGCAATAGGGGGAATGATGGTTTGGGTACAAAGAAAGAAAGCGGTAAGAAATATAAAACAAAATAAGATGGGGAAAAAGAAAGTTGAGCCTACTGCTCCTAAGTCTGGAGTAATGAGTGACAAGTCAGGTCAAAAGCCTCCTAAGAAAGAAATGATTAAGCGTAAAGATGGTTCTACGTCTCAAAGAGGATTGTGGGATAACATTAGAGCAAATAAAGGGTCCGGTAAAAAGCCGACCAAAGCAATGTTAGAGCAAGCAAAAAAAATAACTAATAAGACTAAAAAATAATGGCAACAATTCCAAGCAGTCAAAAGACATTTTCAGTTAACGAAGGAGTTAACACAGTATACGGAGGCAGCGCCTCTATGAAAGCATTGAGCCAGTGGTACACAATGCAAGATATTACAGATACGGTTAGACCATATCAAGTGTACACAGCTTTATTAACCCAGAGCGGTGAAAGCGAAATTGATTACATTAGCAATGGATCTTTAACAGTAGGTCGTACTTATATGATAGTTGACGTACCAGTAGATGGTTGCGACTTTACAAACGTAGGTGCTCCTAATAATGAAGTTGACACTTTATTTGTAGCAACAGGCACAACGCCAAATAAGTGGGGAACGCCCAGTGAAGGGGAAAATACACTTAGTTTTGACCTCGGAGCTCCAGTAGTAACAGTGTTAGAGAATACTATTGGGAATATTTGGTTTACTTATGATGGTATTGGCGCTTATGCTGCTCATTCTGATGACTTGTTTACTATTAATAAAACTGTTACCCAAATGTTACCTGAGCAATATATAGAAGGTCTTACGGATATATTTAATTATCAATCTTTTCCTACTAACGTTAATATGATAGCTATAGGTAGTCTTGCTAATTATAATTCGGAAGATAGTCGACTTGGTAATTATGCCCAAAATGCAATAGAAATAAGAGTATACAACTAATAAATAAAAACCATGGCAATAATTTATAGTTACCCTACAGCTACTCCTAATATGAACACGTTATTGCTTGGAACAGCAGTAGACGCAGAAACGGGATTGAATGTTACAAAGCAGTTTAGTGTTAGCGCTATTGGATCGCTAATAGCTAGTGAATATGTAGTAGTGTCAGAATTGACTACAGTTGGAACAGCGGGAGCTGCGGCGTTAGTTGATGGCGTTTTAAATATACCTGAGTATACTACAGATCCACTTGGTTACAGAACGTATACGGCTTTAGTAAGCCAGCTCGGGACTTCAGACCCTACAGCGTTGTCTCTATCTGACAATGTTGATGGCACAATTGGGTTTGCTCGCACAGGCATTGGCGTATATACATGCACCATAGTTGGAGATGATACATTTGATAATGCTTATTATGCGCTAACAGACAATAGATTCGATCTTGCCAGCGGAAATTACATAACAATAAATAAAACCGCTGCCTCTGTTCTTACCATAAGAACATACAAAAACGAGTTGCCGTCTGACGTATTGCTATCTAGTACTCCTTTGGAAATAAAAATATTTGACTAAGATATATGGCTATAATTTATAGTTATCCAGATAATGAAAACCTCTTACTTACCGATATGCTTATTGGCACATCGACAATTAGAATAAACGGTAGGAAGAAGAACATAACAAAGAACTTCACATTGGAAGCTTTGGGGTTATTCATTCAGGATAACTTCCCAGCTAATACTGTGCCATGGGGTAATATAACCGGTACTTTATCAAACCAAACTGACTTACAAGAAGCGCTTGATGAAAAGCAAGGTAATATTACGTTAACAACTACCGGCACATCAGGTTTAGCTACATTGATTGGTGACACGTTAAATATACCAGACTATGGTTCCGGGTATGTTACACCAACTTTACAAAGTGTAACGGATGAGGGGGATACTACAACTACCACCGTATACCTGAATGGAGGAGCTATATCTGATTCAGTAAATGAGCAAGCTGTATTTGCCCCTGCTTCAATATCAACAGTAAATGTAAATTCTGGGTCGGGAGCAACTCTTGACTCAACTGGTAAGTTAGCGCTATCTCCAGATGGTTTAGTTTCTACTTTATTTGCAGCCGACAACATAACACAAAATATAACACTACAAGCTCCAAATAAGGCGCCAGGGAGTTATACATTAGCTACAACTGATGACATTCCTGCTGTAACTGGCTTTGTTCCATACACGGGTGCAACGCAAGACGTGAACTTAGGAACGCACGATTTGACTGCAACGCAAGGCACATTTGCAACAAGTGGAAATCCTGATACGCTTACAGTCAATCACTCAAGCGGCAGCGGTAAAGCCTTGACAATTACCAAAGGTGGAGCAGGCGAGGGAATATATGTAAACAAAACAAGCGGTAGCGGTAATGCGGTTACAATTGTAGGGGATTTAGAAGCTACTAATTTAAAAAGAACAGGCGGCACAAGCTCGCAATTTTTAAAGGCAGACGGCAGCGTTGATTCAAATACTTATTTTCAACTTCCTGTACTCACAAGCGGCAGCGTTTTATTTTCAAATGGCACGACCATAGCGCAAGACAATACTCAACTATTTTGGGATGACACCAATAATCGTTTGGGGATTGGAACAACTTCACCTCTTTTTAAATTACAAGTTGAAACGACCGTTAATGGTGCGGGTGGAATATGGGCAAGAAATACAAATACAGGAAGTTTAGCTTACGGAACTGTTGCGGCTAATTCAGCTGTTGGAGGTTTAAGTTTAAGAGCGCATTCAGCGGTTCACGCACCTTGGCCAAACACTTCAATGTTAGTTTCGGACTCAGGATTTTCAAATGGTTTAATATTATTCCAAAATGGTGCAAATCCAATCGCATTTTGGACTAATTCAAATGAGAGAATGAGAATTTTTTCTACGGGCAATACAGGAATCGGAACCACAACCGACGCAGGCTATAAATTAGACGTTAACGGCACGGCGAGGGTGAGTGGTGAGCTAATTGTTAATGGTGTCAATATTGGACTTGGCGGTGGTGCTATTACAACAAATACAAGGGTTGGGTTAAATGCAGGACTTAATAACACAACGGGAGCTAATAACTCATTCTTTGGAAGAAACGCAGGATTAAACAACACAACGGGAGCTAATAACTCATTCTTTGGTTATAGCGCAGGACAAAGCAACACAACGGGTGTTTATAACTCATTCTTTGGTTTAAATGCAGGACGAAGCAACACAACGGGAGGCAGTAACTCATTCTTTGGTTATAACGCAGGATTAAACAACACAACGGGAGGCGGTAATTCATTCTTTGGGTTTAATGCAGGTCGATATATAGCAGACGGAACAACAAGTAATGTTCTTGTAAGTAATAGTTTATTTTTAGGAAATGATACAAAAGCACTTGCAGACAATCAAACTAATCAAATAGTAATTGGTTATAATGCAATAGGAGCAGGAAGTAATACTGCAACACTTGGAAACACATCAATAGTAGACACAATTTTAAGAGGTAGAATAAACCTTCAACAATACGCAACAGGCTCACGACCTACTTATGTAAAAGGTGCTTTGATTTACGATAGTACTTTGGACAAATTAGTAGTAGGCGGTGCGACAGGTTGGGAAGTGGTAACATCAGCATAATAAATAAATAAATAAAAAATGGCACAAATACAACCGATTAATTTTCCCTTCACAGGCGAAGCGACACAACTAAAAGTTTTAATACTTAATTTTGAAACCACTGCAACCACTTGCACAACTTACAACGAGCTTTTGACTGAAGACGGTGTAATGTGCACTAATTGGAATTACACCCTAACCGATGCCGAGTTTGCAGCGTGGGGCGAGGATAACACTTGGGTGGAAACTTGCGTAGCAAACGATAAAGGAATAACTATCTTAACATTTTAAATCATGGAAGAATTAAACGTAATCAGACAAGCATTAGAGATTGCAACTCAGAAGGGCGCTTTCGGAATGAATGATGTGGTGGCAATCTACCAGACTTTAGCGAAGCTAGAGGAAAAACTCAAAGCAAATGAGCAGGAAAGAACAAATTGATCTATTCCTAAACAAATGGATAAGTAGGAAGTTAATAGTATTTATAGTTGGGTCTACAGGGTTGTTCTTAGGGAATATAACGTCTGAAGATTGGGTTATAATATCAACAGCATATATCGCTATAGAAGGAGCAACAAATATTGTAGAACGCTTAATTAAAGCAAAATCAGCATGAGTAATTTAGAAGGAGAAAGGCTCGACCGCATTGAACAACACTTAAGATTGCTAAAACAAGACGGTGAAGAAAGAGCGTCCGATATAAAAGAAATAAAACAAGCTTTAATAGGCAGCGCATTAAATGACTACAAGGGTCTAGTGTGGAAAGTATCAGATATTGATGAACGAGTACAAAACCTTGAAGAGCAAGAAAGCGAGATACAAGTATATATAAAACAAGCAAAGGTTTTAATTATTGCATTTGCAGCAGCATTGGCAACATTGATAGTTAAAGCATTCACAAAATAAATTATATGCAATTATCAAAGAACTTAACATTAGCAGAAGTAACACGGAGTGAGTCTGCAAAAAGGAACGGCATAAGTAACGAACCTACCGCAAAACATATTGAAAACTTTAAAAAGTTAGCGCTTAAAGTGTTCCAGCCAATACGCAGTAATTTTGGTGTACCGATTCATATATCAAGCGGGTATCGTAGCGCAGAACTTAATAAGTTTATCAAAGGCAGCGCAACGTCGCAACATTGTTCAGGTGAAGCAATTGATATTGACATGGATGGAACAACGATAACCAACAAACAAGTATTCGACTTTATAAAAACACATTTAAAGTTTGATCAACTTATTTGGGAGTTTGGCACAGATAAAAATCCAGATTGGGTACATGTATCATATGATGCCGAAGGCCATCAAAGAAATCAAATATTAAAAGCAATTAAAAAATCCGGAAAAACAACTTATGTACCTTATTCTTAACTCACTCAGAAATCAATGGCTAGGCTTTGTATTAATCTTCTTTATGGTATTATTCTGGGTATCCAGTGATAATGAAATAAACAGATTAAAAACAAAGGAAAAAGAGTTACAATTAGTAATAAAAGATCTTGAAGAAAAAGATCACGCGAGCGCGTTACTTATAGATAGTTTATCAAAAGTAGATACCGTATTGCTTACTAAAATTAAATTAATTAAGGAAAAAGAGTATGAAACGATTAGGATTATTGATAGCATGCATATTAGTCAGCTTCAACAGTATTTCACAGACCGTTACGAAAGATAGCGTAGTTGTTTTAACAGAAGAGCAAGCGAGACAAATTGTAGCAGATTTAGTAAGATACGATGCATGCAAAGCAGTATCAAAGGTAAAAGACGAAAGAATTGACAACTTTTTAAAGAAAGAAGCTGAATTCAAGAATCAAATTAAGATTAAAGACTCTATAATATCGTATAAGGACTCGTATATCGAGCTACAAAAGGAAATGCTTGATCATACTAATAAAATTAAATTCAGCGGCTCTGTGGGTCTTATAAGCGATCGATTTACTTTTGGTTTACCAATGTTATACGGAACAGTTGCTGCTTCGTTGAATAGATTTAGGCTAGGCACAATGTACAATATCCGCCAAAACAATCCGCCTAATTACGGCGTAGTTTTAGAATATAAATTATTCTAGCTAAATACTCTACAATATACGTGATATTATAACTATCAAATCAAATTAAATATAATAAAATATGACGGATGCAATTGTTAAAAATCTGAGTTTCGGAGACGAGGCCAGGGACAAGGTATTTCAGGGCATTACAAAGCTGACAAGAGCAGTCAGTTCAACCCTTGGGGCTAGCGGTAGATGTGTAATGCTCGAAGATAACACAGGGAAACCTGTTATAACAAAAGATGGAGTTACAGTAGCGGATAGTATTATTTTGCTAGACCCCATTGAAAATATGGGCGCAAGATTACTTAAAGAAGCTGCGCGTAAAACAGTTAAAGAAGCAGGGGATGGTACAACTACAGCAACGGTATTAGCTCACGCAATTTTACAGGAAGCTTATAAAGTGCAGGATAAAACGAATGCACGAGAACTAAAAGAAGGTATTGAGAAAGCAACTAATTCAGTAATTAAATACTTAGAAGAAATTGCAGTACCTGTGACTGGGGATATGATCGACCACGTTGCTACCATATCTACTAACAACGACAAAGAGTTGGGTAGAATTATTGGTGATGCTTTTAGGATGGTTGGTGAGAATGGAGTTGTGATGATGGAATCATCTGCAAACGCTGAAACTGAAATTGAAATGATTGAGGGAGTGCAGTATGATAAAGGATTGGTTAATTCACATTTCGTAACAAATACAACAAAACGTGTTGCTGAACTGGAAAATCCATTAGTATTAATAGTGGAATCGCCGGTTGAAACAATTAGACAGATTCAATCTGTTTTAGAACACGTTATGAAAATTAATAAATCTTTATTAATTATTGCAGATATGGAACCGGCTGTTATTTCGGTTTTAGCAATGAATAAAGTAAAGGGTAATATAAAAGTTAATGTTATTAATGCGCCGACATATGGCATTAATAAAAAAGATACTTTAAATGATTTAGCAGCATTAACCGGAGCGATCATTATAAATGAAGACCTTGGGGATGATATGGATTTAATTAGGCCAGAATACCTTGGAACTTGTTTGAAAAGTATTACAAGTGATACAGATACTATTATTCAAGTAGCAGAACCATCAGAAGAGGTACTTGATATTATTAACAGCGTTAAAGCGCAACTTGAAGGAGCAACCGCTCCGGGAGAAGTTATTCGTTTAGAAAGAAGAATGGCTAGATTATCTGGCAAAGTAGCAGTTGTAAAAGTCGGAGCAAGTTCTGATATGGAACTTAAAGAAAAAGCAGATCGTGTTGAAGACGCAATTTGCGCAACAAAAGCCGCAATTAAAGAAGGTATTGTGCCTGGTGGCGGAATTGCTTTAATGGACGCTGCAAAGGTGATTTCATGCAGCAATCTAGGTGAGTGGGCGTTAATTGATGCAATACAAGCTCCTTTTAATAAGATCCTAGATAATGCAGGTATTGTACAAATGTTTTCTAATGATCGTGATTTAGGTCATGGGTTGAATGTTGTGACCGGAGAATATGTGAATATGATTGAAACCGGTATTATTGATCCATTGCTTGTAACCAAGTCGGCATTGCGAAATGCAGTATCTGTAGCAACAACAATACTATCAACTGACTGTGTAATCAACAACTTGAGAGCGTAATGAAAGCAGTTGGAAATAATATAGTTATATTACCAAAGAAAGTAACCGCTGAAAAAACAAAAGGCGGTTTACTTTTGATGGATAAAGATAAAGAAAATATTCGGTATAAAGAAGCCGTTGTCGTAGCAGTTAGTGATGAAATTAAATTCTTGCAACCTGGTATGGAAATATACTACGATAAACATGCAGGCCACGGAATAGAATTTGAAGATGAAAATTATACTGTTATAAAGTTACAAGACGTTGTTATTGTATTATGAGAAAATTAGATGCCGGTGATCTTAAGGATATGGGTCTATTAAAACATTATAGAATAGTTAGGAGATGGGCTTGTAGAAATAATAACCTTAATGATGCTGATTTAGAGTTATTAATATTTTTTGATTGCTTGGATTTGTTTACACGGCATGATTATGAAATGGGTACGCTGGCTTACAGTTGGGACAAAAAGCGCTGGGATAATTTGTTGAGAGAAGGATGGATAGTGGTTTGGAGAAAACGCAACCACACAACACAGAAATACAACATATATAAAGTCTCTTTTAAGTGCAGACAACTGATCGCAAGAATGTACCGTATCATGTTAGGCCAGGAAGACATACCTTCAAGTGAAAGAAGAAACAAAATAATGAGGAGCAGTTCTTACTCTTCTAAAGTGTTACAAACAGCAATACATAATGTTAATAACGATAAAACAAGATGATAGATCCTTACAATCAAAACGACAACTTAATGGGACAACCACCTATGACTCCAGCTTTAAACACGCCTATTGATGCAGTTCAGCAAGCGGTAACATTTAACCCCGGTATAAAACCAACTGGTGCGCCTGTATCATTTTCGCCAAGATCTCAATCAACTATGAATGGGGTGTTTGGCATGCCTATGCAGGGTAAATATGACCGTGCCATGACACCTCCCGCTGGTGTGAAAACACCAATCACACCGCCTTACGACTTAACATAATAATATATATAAAAATGGATATAAGAGAAAAAAAACATCCAATGCATCCATTGGACAGAGAAGCTAAAATGAGTGGGGTAGGCGCTAATGCTATTTGGGATGGACCATTAGATACAACTGGTTATCCAAAAATGCCAGGATCCAGTTCTGGTAAAAATGGAATTAAGCTTCGTTTTGATGAGCCAAGTTGTGGTTGCATGATGCCGATTACAGAAAAGGCTAAAATGAGACGATAATGAGTTTAATACCATTAGACGAAAAAACAATCTGGACAAGTGCTAAGGTAAATACCACATTTACGGCTAGCGCAAATGAAAGGCCATTGAATACGTATTATACAATGCAGGACATCTTAGATACCACTGCAAACGCCGGAATGGGTAATAATGCGGATAATTTAGGAGGAGTTTCGATGAGAACTATTTATTCAAGGGCTAACGTTGTTAGTTACGTGGTAGGGACTGATCAAGACTTAATGGGGGGCAGTTCTAATTTTGGATCTCGCAATTTTCCAGAAGAATTCTTTACCAATAGCTTGAATTACGACGCTAAAGCTATTCACTTTAGGGTAACTGGCGTATGGGGAAGTAGCGACGCTACACCGGATGTTAATATTACAATTAAATTTGGTGATGATATTTTGAATACATCTACTATAACAGGAGCTCAAGCAAATGGTCATCCAGCGGAAATAATGGGTGAAATTATGTTTGAAAACGGCAATGCTATTTGCTGCTACTCTATATCATGGTGCGAAAATAATGGAACTCTTCGTAGATACGCATTAAGTAATCCATCTTCTCCTATTGATGTTTCGGCTTTTGGAGGGGGAAATTTTCAATTAATTATGGAGAGCGCCACGACTAATACATTCACTTCATATTTAGGGTATATCCAAGTATGGAATTAAAATAAATTTGTACAACTATAAGCAATGGCAAAAACAGCAGCATGGCAACGTAAAGAAGGCAAAGACCCTAAAGGCGGATTAAACGCTAAAGGCGTTGCAAGTTACAGAAAAGAAAATCCTGGATCCAAATTACAAACAGCGGTAACAACTAAACCGTCTAAATTAAAACCAGGTAGTAAAGACGCAAAACGTAGAAAATCATTTTGCGCAAGAATGTCTGGTATGCCTGGTCCAATGAAAAAACCAAATGGCGAACCGACAAGAAAGAAACTAGCATTAGATAAGTGGAATTGTTAAACTATAAATAAACATCATGAAAAAAGTAAGTAAAAAAACAGCGTACGATATTAAAGAAGCCAGTAATCCTAAAATGAAAGCTAGTGCCCGTAAAAATTACGCAATGAATGCTGAAGCAGCAATGAAAAACAAAAAGAAAAAATAATAACTAAATAACTAAACAAAAAAAAATGGCAAACTTTATTTCTTTACCTATTACAAGCGCTACAGCTCACGTGGCTGGACAAAGACTAGTTGGTGTAAACTTTGTGGCAAGCATTCTTGCTACAGCTGCAACAACAGTAGTAATTTACGCTTTGAACAAAACAATTACATTAACTACTTCAGCTGCTGGAGCGTTACCAACAATTAATGCAATTAACGCGGCGATCATGGCTATGCCTGGTGCAAATGTTGTTGAGGTTGATTTACCGGCAGGTGTAACTATTACAGCAATATCTGTAGCATAATAATAACAATTTAAAACTAAACAAAATGAAAAAAGTAGTTAAAAAAATGGTGGCAAAAGAAAAAGCTATGGTAGGTAAAGCTGTAAAAAGCGTTGCTAAAAAAGCAATGAGTAAAATGAAAAAAGCCTGCTAACACGTAATATAAATAATATGGCATTTAATCAGACACCAGGGAGAGAAAAATTCCCGTCAACAGGCAATGGGATACCTACGGAATTTAGACAAGACAACGAACCACCTACTAACAAAGCGACTAGAGAAAGAGAAATACAAAACTCTGCTTCCAGATTAGTACAACAACAGATGGGGTTTGATGCTAAGGCAAAAGACGGATATTCCGGCAAGGATGTTGCGCAAGCCAAAAGCATTATATCTAAATCCGGAGGAGCGCTTTCGAGTGGGGGAAGTTCGTACAATTTTAATACAGGTGAAGAAAAAATTGAACCTTATAGGTATAATTACGCGAAACCTAAAGGCGGTGTAAAAGGAAGAGTTTTTAATAGTAAAACAAAAGAACTCGTAAAAGAAGCTAGTTATTCGGATAATGCATCTAATAAAAATACTTATTCTGGTTCCTTTAAAAACCCTAAAGAGCTTTTAAGCGAGCAACAATTATATCAAGGATTTGTTAAAGACAGTGTTGATGACCAAACAAGAAAGCGTTTAAATCTAGCGAATTTAAAAAACACAAAAAGAGTAGCGGGATATTAAATAATTAATAGCAAAACAATATGGGATCATTTACAAACCAACCAGACTTTGCAACCAGAGCATTAGAAATAGCACCTTCTGACGACCTTACTCCGGAAAACAATCTTGGCAAGGCTGCTTTATATATCAGTGATGCTCCAGCCGCTACTTGTAGCTTGGCCGTGCAAATGCCCGACAGGGATGGCAATCTAGCGCCGGTATTATTTAGAAATGTACCTAGAGGAACTTTTCTACCTATCTGTGTGGATTATGTACTAGCGTCAGGCACAACGGCAACACGGATAATTGCGTATTGGTAAAATATAATAGTAACAAATTAAATTAAATAAAATGGAAGTAGTAAAACAAATAACAGCAGAACAGTTAGAAACAATTCGTAACCAACAAAGAGACCTTAATTCTATATTAACCAATATTGGTGTATTAGAGTCGCAGAAGCACGGGTATTTACACTCGTTGGCGGACTTGAATAAAATTATTGAGGAAACTAAGGTGGAACTTGAAAATCAGTATGGTGCCGTTAATATCAACCTAGAAACCGGGGATTGCATTCCGTTGGATGCTCCAAGTGAATAATCATGGGATCTATTATTAGAAAGATTAGTATTGGGTCTGATTACAAAAATGATGCAATGCACTATTCTATCGCGCAAGTAGTATATGGGGGACATGAGATCTCCCATATTCTATTTGACGAAGAAGACAGGTCCTATAATATTTATATTAAGAAGGAGGAAGAAGTTATGCCGTGGAAAAAGTTTAATGCAAACATGGCTATATCCGTTGAATACGATCTTGAATATTGATGAAAAGTTTATTTAGTTTTATAGTTACACCGTTAGGGCAAAGATACGATAATACTATTGATGTAGACGGTAAAGAACTTATTATAAATACCAAAATAGAAACTTTTAAAGCTGTAAATAATTTAGCAAAGGTTGTTGCAGTACCACTCGCATTCGAAACCGACATAAAGGTTGGCGATACAATTGTAATACACCACAATGTTTTCCGAAGATTCTATGGAATGAAAGGAGAACAAAAGAATAGTAGAGCATATTTCACAGAAGATTTATATTTTTGTGATATGGATCAAATATATTTATACAAAACCAATGCTGAATGGCAATCATTTGGCGATCGTTGTTTTGTTAAACCTATTAAGAATACAGACTATTTAAAGCTAGATAAAGAACAAAAACATATTGGTATATTAAAATATGGCAATAGCTCCTTAAACGAGCTTAAAATCAATCCTGGAGACCTTGTGGGTTATAAACCATTTGGTGAATTTGAATTTGTAATAGATGGCCAGCGATTGTATTGTATGAAATCAAATGATATTGTAATTAAATATGAGTATAAAGGAAACGAAGTTGAGTATAATCCGGGCTGGGCGAAGAGCAGTTGAGGAATTAGTCAAAGTAGCAGAAGAGGCGATTATAGATAGTGGAGATGATATATCGGCAGATAGATTAAAAAACGCTGCGGCGACTAAAAAGCTAGCGATATTTGATGCATTTGAAATCCTAACACGCATTGAGATGGAAGAAAAACTAATCAATGATGAAGAATCAGCAAAAACAGATACTAATCAAAAAGTATTTAAAGGCTTTGCGGAAGGGAGATCTAAGTAATGTACGAGCAAACTTTATATAAAATATTACCTGGCTATATAACAAAGAAAACTTTAGACCAAGGCAATCGCAATAAGAAATGGAAATACGGTTATGACAAAGATAACGATATGGTTATCATCAGTAAAACCGGTAAGATCGGAGAAGTATACGAAATACAAAATCTAAAGATTGCGTTGCCATTAGAAGAAGATGTATATAGAAGATCGGAAAATAAAGAAGAACAATTTTGGGAACAGTTTACTTATCCTAAAGAATTAGATAAGTTAAAAAGTGTTTTTGATTGGAATAAACAACCAGATCATTTTAAAGAGAGATGGTATGATTATATAGATAATGAGTTCAAATACAGAGAAGAAGGTTTCTTTTATTACAGTAATGGTAAACCTACATATATAACTGGAACACATTACATGTATCTACAGTGGAGTAAAATTGACGTAGGTGCACCTGACTTCAGGGAATCAAACAGATTGTTTTTTATATTTTGGGAAGCTTGCAAAGCAGATCCAAGATGTTATGGAATGTGCTATTTAAAGAATAGACGTTCTGGATTTTCTTTTATGTCTTCCTCAGAGCTTGTAAACCAAGCCACTATGTCTAGCGATTCTAGATTTGGTGTATTATCAAAGTCTGGAGCGGATGCTAAAAAAATGTTCACCGATAAGGTTGTGCCAATTTCAGTTAACTATCCTTTCTTTTTCAAACCAATACAAGATGGTATGGATAGACCAAAAACAGAATTGGCTTATCGTGTACCGGCATCAAAATTAACAAGAAGGAAATTAGATTCCAATGAACAGTTGATGGAACTTGAAGGGCTTGATACAACTATTGACTGGAAAAATACCGGGGACAATAGTTATGATGGGGAAAAGTTAAAACTTTTAGTTCATGATGAAAGTGGTAAATGGGAAAGACCTGATAATATTCTGAACAACTGGCGTGTAACAAAAACAACATTAAGATTAGGTAGTAGAATTATTGGAAAGTGTATGATGGGATCAACCTCTAATGCATTAGACAAAGGAGGAGAAAACTTTAAAAAACTTTACTATGATTCAGATGTTACGAAAAGAAACCGCAATGGACAGACTAGTTCAGGATTATATAGTTTGTTCATACCTATGGAATGGTCCTACGAGGGATTCATTGATACTTATGGGCTACCTGTCTTCGATACTCCAGAAAAACCGATAAAAGGTGTTGATGGCAATTGGATTGAATACGGTGTTATTGAACACTGGCAGAATGAGGTTGATGGCTTAAAGCAAGATGCAGATGGATTAAATGAATATTACCGTCAGTTTCCAAGAACAGAGCAGCACGCCTTTAGAGATGAGACAAAACAATCCCTGTTTAATCTTACAAAAATATATGAACAAATAGATTACAATGAGGACCTGCGAAACACAAGTGTGGTCACTCGTGGTAACTTTCAATGGGAAGGCGGAGTGCTTGATACAAGGGTACAATTTTTCCCACATAAAGACGGAAGATTTTTAATTTCATGGGTTCCACCTAAATATCTCCAAAACCGAGTGATAATAAAGGATGGGTTAAAATATCCAGGCAATGAACATTGCGGAGCTTTTGGTTGTGATAGTTATGATATATCCGGTACAGTTAATTCAAGAGGTTCTAATGGAGCACTACACGGGCTTACTAAGTTTACTATGGAGGATATTCCAGCTAATCATTTCTTCCTTGAATATATCGCTAGACCTCAGACATCTGAGATATTCTTTGAAGACGTACTTATGGCTTGTGTGTTTTATGGTATGCCAATATTGGCAGAGAATAACAAACCAAGATTATTGTACCATTTTAAAAGAAGAGGATATAGAGGATACTCAATGAATCGACCAGATAAAGTTTGGAACAAATTATCACCGTTTGAAAAAGAAGTTGGTGGAATACCAAACTCGTCACAGGATATAATACAGGCTCATGCCTCAGCTATTGAAACATATATAGAAGAGTACGTTGGATTAAAAGGCGATGAATATGGTACAATGTATTTCCAAAAGACATTGGAAGATTGGGCTAGGTTTAACATAAACGCTAGAACAAACCACGATGCCTCGATTAGTTCGGGCTTGGCTATAATGGCATGTAACAAGCATAGGTACGTTTCAAATAATCCAATACAAAAAGATAGAGTCTCATTAGGATTTAAAAGATACAATAACGAAGGTTATAATTCACAAATAATAAAATAGATGATTTATACTAATAGTAATAGTTCCTTCCCAAGTCAGGTAGTACCTGATGAGGTAAAGCAAAGTTACGACTACGGTAAAGCTGTAGGAAGAGCTATTGAAAATGAATGGTTTAGAGGCGACAGAGTTGGATGGGGAACTGGCAACCGTTGGGGTTCAAATTGGCAAAGATTTCATAACTTAAGATTATATGCTAGAGGAGAACAATCTGTTCAAAAATATAAAGATGAATTATCTATAAATGGGGATTTATCGTATCTTAACTTAGATTGGAAACCCGTACCGATTATACCAAAGTTTGTTGATATAGTTGTTAATGGAATATCCAGTAAGAATTATGAGATTAAAGCATATGCACAAGATCCTGAATCTATAAAAAAGAAAACGGAATATGCTAAAGCAATCATGGAAGACATGGCTGCAAAGCAATTCTTAATGGAAATGCAAACGAAGCTTGGGATAAATGGTTTTTCACAAGACCCAGCTACATTGCCAGAAGACAAAGAAGAACTTGAAATACAATTACAGCTTAGTTATAAACAAGGTGTTGAAATTGCAGAAGAGGAAGTAATCAATCAAGTACTTGCTCAAAATAAATATGAATTAATCAACAAAAGATTAAACTACGATTTAGTTACACTTGGTATTGCTTCAGCAAAAACAAATTGGAACAAAGCAAATGGTATTGTTTTAGAATATGTTGATCCAGCGAACTTAGTTTATTCGTATACAGAAGATCCTAACTTTGATGACATATGGTATGTTGGTGAAGTTAAGTCTATTAGTTTAGAAGAATTAAAAAAAGAATTTCCGCATTTAAGTTCAGAAGATTTAAAAGAAATAGAAAAATTCCCAGGTGATAACAATTATACTCGTAATTATTATGGTCAAGACTATGATAACTCGTCTGTCCAAGTTTTATATTTCGAGTATAAAACCTATTCTGAACAAGTATTTAAAATCAAACAAACAGAATACGGTTTAGAAAAAGCATTAGAAAAACCTGATACGTTTAATCCACCACCAAGTGATAATTTTGAAAAAGTATCAAGAAGTATTGAGGTACTATATAGCGGGGCAAAAATATTAGGTTACGAAAAAATGCTAAGATGGGAGATGGCGGAGAACATGACCCGTCCAGTTGCTGATACTACTAAGGTTGAAATGAATTATACTATTTGTGCGCCAAGAATGTACAAGGGTAAAATTGAATCATTAGTTAGTCGTATTACCGGATTTGCCGATATGATTCAGTTAACACATCTTAAGTTACAACAGGTATTATCTCGTATGGTTCCTGACGGCGTGTTTGTTGACGTTGATGGTTTGGCTGAAGTTGATTTAGGTAATGGTACAAATTACAATCCGGCCGAGGCATTAAACATGTACTTCCAAACCGGTAGTATCGTGGGTAGATCACAAACACAAGACGGAACCGGTAATCCTGGCAAAATCCCTATTCAAGAATTACAAACATCCTCAGGTAATGCTAAAATAAGTTCTTTAATTAGTACTTACCAGTATTACTTACAAATGATTCGTGATGTAACGGGATTAAACGAAGCAAGAGATGGAAGTACACCGGACCCAAAAGCATTAGTTGGCTTACAAAAAATGGCTGCAGCAAATTCAAATACCGCTACTCGCCATATAGTTCAAGCAAGTTTATATATAACATTAAGACTTTGCGAAAATATATCTTTAAGAGTTGCGGATTCATTAAAATTCCCATTAACTGAACAGTCATTAAGAGAAAGCATTTCTACATTTAATGTAAAAACATTAGAGGAGTTAATGAATCTTAATTTGCATGACTTTGGTATATTCTTGGAATTGGAACCGGATGAAGAAGAAAAAGCACAATTAGAACAGAATATACAAATTGCTTTACAGTCAGGTAGTATTGATCTTGAAGACGCTATTGATTTAAGACAAATTAATAATCTTAAGCTAGCTAATCAATCTTTGAAATACAAAAGAAAGAAAAAACTAGAAAGAGATCAAGCAAATCAACAAGCAAATATTCAAGCACAAGCACAAGCGAATGCTCAATTAGCGGAGCAAACTGCAATGTCAGAAGTTCAAAAGCAACAAGCACTAGCGCAAACAGAGATACAAATAGAGCAAGCAAAAGCGCAATTTACAATACAAAGATTACAACAAGAGTTGCAAATAAAGCAACAGTTGATGGCGCAAGAGTTCCAGTACAATATGCAACTAGCTCAGGCACAAGTAGGTGCGCAACAACAAAAGATAAACGATATAGAAGATCGAAAAGATAAGCGAGTTAAAATGCAAGCTACACAGCAAAGCGAATTAATTGATCAAAGAAGGAATGATACATTACCAAAAAACTTTGAATCAGAATTTGATAACGCAGGCGGTGGCTTTGGGCTTGGCACAATAGATCAGATGTAGCGGATTAACCAATTTTATAATATTATATCATGTCAGAACAAATTAAACAAGAAGGGGATTTCAAAATGCAAAAAAGAAAACCCGCAATGAGAAAGCTTGACAAAGTTGCTCAAGTTTCAAAAGTAGATTTAACACCTAAAAAAGAAGAGGATGCCATTCAAGAGCAAACAACAGATGAAAGCGTGTTGGGCACAGAACAACCCCAAATGGGATTGCAAGAAGTGGTCCAAGGAAACGAAGAGCATAAAGAGTCTACCCAACAAGATGAAAAAGAAGTAACTGTAATCAATGCTCAAGAGGAACCTGCGACGCAAGTTGTAGCAGAATTAGCAAAGGAACTTGATGAAGCAATATACGATAACAGAAACTCAGGTATTCAATTACCAGAGAATGTAGAAAAACTTGTTTCATTTATGCAAGAGACTGGTGGCACGGTTGAAGACTATGTTAGGTTAAGCGCCGATTACTCTTCTATAAGCACCGAGTCGCTATTAAAAGAATACTATAAAAAATCAAGACCTCATTTAGACAATGACGAAATTGAATTCCTAATGGAAGATAAGTTTAGTTATGACGAAGAGGAAGATGATGAGCGAGACATCAAGAAAAAGAAACTCGCATTTAAAGAAGAAGTTGCAAAAGCAAGAACCTTTTTAGAGGACCTTAAAAATAAATACTATGATGAGATCAAGTTGAAACCATCAGTAAGTAAGGAACAACAAAAAGCACTTGACTTTTTTAACCGATATAGCGAAGATCAAAAGGCTGCAGAGTCAAAGCATTCGCGATTCAAAGATGATACTAAAAAGTTTTTTACACAAGATTTCAAAGGTTTTGATTTCAATTTAGGTGAAAAAAGTTTTAAGTATAATATACCGAATCAAGAGGCTGTCTCAGATAAACAATCAAATATAACTAATCTAGTTAAGAAGTTCTTAAACGATAATGGTGAAGTTACAGATTTGAAGGGATATCACAAGGCAATGTACGCCGCTGAAAACATCGACACAATTGCAAAACATTTTTACGAGCAAGGTAAAGCCGACGCTGTAAAAGAAGTAGTTGCAAAATCCAACAACATCTCGACTGAGTCACGTAAGTTGCCTCCAGGGGATGGGTTTATTAATGGATTAAAAGTTCGAGCTGTTAACGGCGTTGATTCTTCAAAATTAAAAATACAAAGAAGAACTTAACAATTAAAAATTAGAAACTATGGCAAATGTTACGCCTACCTTTGGGTCAATTACACCCTCACAGAAACAGCAAGCGCTGTCTACAAATTATTTAAACTTTACCGATCCTAACAATGCGGATTTCTCATCTTTTGCGCAACAATATTTGCCAGAAATTTATGAAGCTGAAGTAGAACGTTACGGAAACAGAACTCTTTCTGGATTCTTGCGTATGGTTGGCGCTGAAATGCCAATGACATCAGATCAAGTTATCTGGTCAGAACAAAACCGTTTGCATGTAGCTTACGATGACGTTGAAATCACTGACGGAAACACTATCACGATTCAAAACATTGACTTGACTCCAGCAAATCCTGCTGATTACGTTGCAAATGTATTGTCAATCAACCAAACAATTGTTATTATGAACCCTGTTACAGGTGTTGAATTGAAAGCGATTGTAACAAGTAAACCAACTCCTGGAAGTGGCGTGGTGGATGTTGCGTCTTATACCACAGCTAACTTAGTTACTGGAGCATTTACGGCAGGAGACATTGTTAAAATCTTTGTTTTTGGTTCTGAATACGCAAAAGGATCTACATTAACTGGGGACGATTACCAAAGCATCACTCCTTCTTTTACACAATATTCAAACTCTCCAATTATTATCCGTAACAAATATGCGGTTAATGGTTCTGACACAGCTCAGATTGGGTGGGTTGAAGTTGCTACAGAAGACGGAACAGGTGGATACTACTGGTACTTGAAAGCCGAATCTGAAACTCGTTTGCGTTTTGAGGATTATTTAGAAATGGCATTAATTGAAGGCGAATTAGCTACACCAACTTCTGCCGCTGCAAACTTAGGTACACCTAAAAAAGGTACTCAAGGTTTATTCTCAGCTGTACAAGAAAGAGGTAATGTATTGAACAACTTCTCTGTTGCTGGTGGGTTAACTGAATTTGACAGTATCCTTAAAAATTTAGATACTCAAGGAGCTATTGAAGAAAACATGCTTTTCTTAAACCGTGCTACTTCTCTTGACTTTGATGATATGCTTGGTTCATTATCATCTGGAGCTAATGGTGGTGTTGCTTACGGATTGTTTGAAAACTCTTCTGAAATGGCATTGAATTTAGGTTTCTCTGGTTTCCGTCGTGGATCTTATGATTTCTACAAAACTGACTGGAAATATTTAAACGACGCTTCTACTCGTGGAGCTGTAGCAAACTCTGGAATTGATGGAGTTTTGATTCCTGCTGGAACATCTACAGTTTACGATCAAATCTTAGGAACTAATATCCGTCGTCCTTTCTTACACGTTCGTTATAGAGCTGCACAAGCTGATGACCGTCGTATGAAATCATGGGTAACTGGTTCAGTTGGTGGAGCATATACTTCTGACTTAGATGCAATGGAGGTACACTTCTTATCTGAAAGATGTTTATGTGTTCAAGGAGCTAACAACTTCGTATTGTTTACATCTGTAGACTAATACAAATAAAGGTAAAGATTACCCCTACGGTATTAGTGGGGGTAAATCTTACCCATTAATAAATTTTTAAATTATATTTTATCATGGCAAAAGCTGCACAAACAACAAGCCCAGAACAATGGGAAATTAAAAGTAGAACCTACTTATTAAAAGGGCCGTATACTCCATTAACGTATACAATTTCATCCAGACACTCAAGAAGATTTCCATTATTATGGTTTGACAGAACAACTGGTGAACAAAAAGAATTAAGATATGCAACCAATCAATCTTCTCCATTTGTTACTGAACAAAAAGGAGAGGCAACATTAGGACATATCACATTTAAAGATGGTGTATTAACAGTACCCGAGGAAAAACAAAATCTTCAAAAACTGTTATCATTATATCATCCAATGCTAAATAAGAAGTATTATGAATTCGATGCGGTAGTACAAGCCACCGATGAATTAGATGACTTAGAAATACAACTTGATGCGATGAACGCCGCGAAAGTAATGGATATTGATCAAGCTGAAGCAATCTTGCGTACAGAATTAGGATCTAAGGTATCTAAGATGACTTCTAAGGAGATAAAAAGAGATTTGTTATTATTCGCTAAGAAAAATCCTAAACTCTTCTTAAACTTAGCCGAAGATGAAAACATACAACTAAGAAACTTTGCGATTAAAGCATGTGAATTAAACATTATTAAACTGTCCCAAGATCAACGAGATTTTAAATGGGCAGCTAATGGTAAAAAATTAATGACCGTGCCTTTTGAGGAAAACCCCTACTCAGCATTTGCTGCATTTTTGAAAACAGATGAGGGCGTTGAAATCTATAAATCCATAGAGAAAAAAATGGAATAACACGTAATACTAATATTAAGCGGTAGCTCAGGTTACCGCTTTAATATTATAATAAATATAGACAATGGCAATAAATGTAGATACAGTTTATAAGACTGTCTTATTAATACTTAATAAAGAGCAACGGGGCTATATGACCCCAGACGAGTTTAACAAGACAGCGACTCAGGTACAACTTGAGATATTTGAAAGTTATTTTGATGATCTTAATCAGCAATTAAGGGTACCAGATAATGATAGCGAATATGCTGATCGACAAAAAAACCTACAAGAAAAATTAGCAGTATTCCATTCGGAAGGTGATTGCCAATATTTTGGCCCGTATTTTAGTGTTCCAACTACTTCTGGAACTTCGGCTATTGATGCATTTTTAACTGTTGCCGGGCAATCACAATATACATTGACATCATTGACAGCTGCCCAGTTGTCGGCAGGTTTAATAACAGTAACGTTTAATGGGGTTTTACAACCTGATTCTGTATGGAATGTAACTGGCAATGTATTATCGTTGTCAGATATTCCCGTTGGTGGAATAAGTGTAATTGTTACGTTATACCCGTATGATTTTTATAAACTCGGAACAGTAATATACAATAATGAAAAGGAGGTACAATATGTTCAACCGCATGAACTGCTGGAATTAAATTTATCACCATTAACAAGACCAACCTTATACTATCCAGTATATAAATATAGTGACTATAAGATATATGTTTATCCACAAACAATTGTTAACAATATATCTGCAACTTATTTACGTAAACCACTAAATCCAGTATGGAACTTTACAGCTTCTGCTCCGTATTATCAATATATATACAATCCTAATACGTCTGTTAATTTTGAATTGCACCCAACAGAACAAATAAGCGTTATCACAAGGATACTACTTTACTCAGGTGTAGTCATAAAAGACCCGCAAATTGTACAAATAGCAGCACAACAAATACAAGCTGAAAATATAAATTCAAAAAGCTAATAAAGTATGGCATTTCCTAATGGCGGTTTAATAACCGAGACAAATAGACAATACTACGAAGGAGCACAAGGCTTTCAAGTAATGGATTTAGAAGGGCAAGATGCATTTGCATTTACTTTTGATACCAATATAATATTTGGTAGTTGGGATCAAAATGATCCTGCTTATGCTTTAAATAATTTTAAATTATATTTTAGTCCAGACGGATTAAACTATTCAGAAATACTAACCGAATATACCGTAGTTAATAATGTAGTAACTTTAGCAAACCCACTCGACCAAGGTGATGTTATAGTTATGCAACTTAAAAGAGTAGATGGTGGTAATTATGGAGATAAAGACGCTTATGGTAATACCGTAGAAGAAAATTATGGTGGCTATTCATATATAACATTAAATGAAGTTATTAATAACTTTATGGTAGCTTATGTTGGTAATGGAAAACTTATTGGTAACGCAAAAAGAACAGATGTTATCTTTCATGCTAAGCGTGCATTACAGGAGTTTAGTTATGATACTTTAAAAAGTATGAAGTCTCAGGAATTAAGTGTTCCAGCTAATCTATCTGTTCCTTTGCCTCAAGACTATGTTAACTATGTAAAATTATCTTGGGTTGATAACTCAGGTGTTAAACATATAATATATCCAACGACATTAACAAGCAATCCAACTGAATTGCCGATACAGGATTCACGTGGTGTTGCAATACAAAGCAGCTACGATGACAATATCCAATCAACTTCATTAACAGAAGAAAGATGGAATACGAATAATTCTGGTAATATAATAGCAGAATCAATGAATCTGTATCCGAACGGGTGGTATGGTTATAATTGGGGATATGGTGGTTTTTATGGGCAAGCTTATGGGCTTGATCCACAATATGCTAATTATAATGGAACTTATACCATTAATGAACGTGAGGGTAAAATAAACTTTTCAAGTGATCTTGTTGGTTTAGTTATCATATTTGAGTATATATCAGATGGACTAGCTTATGAACTTGATTCAAGAATACCAAAGTTAGCGGAGGAGGCGATGTATGCTTATATTTTACATGCTATTATATCGACCCGTGCAAATCAACCGGAATACCTTGTAAGAAGATTACGAGATGAAAAAAGCGCAAAACTTAGAAACGCTAAAATAAGATTATCTAATATTAAATTAGAAGAAATAACTCAAGTAATGAGAGGAAAATCTAAATGGATTAAACACTAATTATGGCTGAAATTAAAAATACTTTTTTACAATCCAAGATGAATAAAGACTTGGATGATAGAATTATTCCAAATGGGCAATACAGAGATGCTTTAAATGTTTCGATTGGTAAATCTGAGCAGGATGACATTGGTTCATTGCAACCCATATTAGGTAATTATAATCTGCCAATACCGGCTGACGATGAAACATTAGTTTGTATTGGTTTTTTTATGGATAATCAAAACAATCGTATATATAGATTTTTAACTGACTATATTGATCCTCAGCCGGCACAAATAAATTACCCAGGCGAAGATTCTATAATGAAAATATCAGTTTATGATGTTGATGCTCAAACATACACGACTCTTGTAAATGGATCTTTTTTAAATTTTTCATATGACAATGGGTCACGCATAAATGGTGTTAATTTAATAGAAGGATTACTATATTGGACTGATAATAGAAATCAACCAAGAAAAATAAATGTAAATACGGCTTTAGCAAATCCAAATTATTATACTACTGAAGAGCACATATCTGTTGCAAAATATGCTCCAGTAGAACCAATATCTTTAGTAAGAAAAATTATAGCAACAGTAGACACTGTACTAGATCCTTACGAAATACAACTTGAAGATGCTACGGGTATTTTGCCGGGTATGACAGTCGTTTCTACATCAGTTAATATTTGTGATTATATGATTGTAGTTTCGGTAGATGGAAACGTTGTTACCTTGTACGAAGAAACATCAGCAATCTCTAATGGGGATGTTCTTACTTTCTTAGGTTCTACTATGTCCGATAAAGCTGAAGAATTAAATTGGCCGGGTGATCCAGACTTTTTAGAAGACAAATATGTAAGGTTTAGCTATAGGTTTCGTTTCGATGACAATGAATATTCATTAATGGCTCCTTTTACGCAAATAGCATATATACCAAAACAAAAAGGGTACTTTATAAATGGAGATGAAACAGCTGCGTATAGAAGCACTATAGTTAGGTGGATGGAGAACAATGTTAATAATATAGAATTATTAATACCTTTCCCTGACTTGTTATCAAACGTAAATAATTCATATAAAATAATAGAGGCTGATGTTTTATACAAAGAGTCAGACTCAAACGCGGTAAAAGTACTTGAAACAATACCATATAGTACTTGGCAGTCTACGGTAGATGCTGACCAAACGAATGTGTATAATCAACCATACCAATCACAAAAACCGTATAAAACATTAGCTGAAGACGAAACAGTAAGGGTATATGACTTAGTTCCAACAAGAGCAAGAGCTCAAGAAATTTCGGGGAATAGGGTTATGTATGGTAATTATTATTCCATGTATACTGCCCCCAGTTCTATAAACTATAATGTAACTATAAATCCAAAAACAAAGTTTTTTACTAGCTTTGTAGAATATCCAAATCATACTTTAAAACAAAATAGAAACTATCAGGTAGGGTTTGTTTTGTCTGATAAATACGGTAGACAATCTCCTGTTATATTATCAACAATAGACCTGCTCTCTGTTACAGGTAGTATTGCTTCTTCATATTTTGGAGGATCAACTATTTATGCGCCATATATTGATTCAGATGCTGGCTACCCGGATGTTATATGCTGGCCAGGTAATGCATTACTTGTATTAGTAAATAGTGTTATATCTTCTACACGTAATATACCAAATGGAACACCGGGATTATATGCTACCCCTATAACAAAAAGCAATACACCGGGATTTTCTATAATATCATCTGATATATTTTATAATAGTGACCCATTAGTTAACGCTTGGCAATATACATATTATGAGGATACTACCCCTGGAATTAATTCATTAATATTAACAGAGGGTAATTGGCTTCGTGGTCAGTATGTTGATTATGTAGAGGTATTGGCTGTTGATCCATTACTCGGGTCTGGTTATACAATAACTACATCTGGCAGAGTTAATGACCTATACAGTTACAATTCCGCAAATGAACCGGATACTAAATTTGCATATTACATAAACACGATTGGGTGGTATTCATATAAGATTGTAGTAAGACAACAAGAGCAAGACTATTATAATGCTTATTTACCTGGCATGTTAAATGCTTATCCTGTAGATCAAACATATGGATCTCAGGTTACTTATACTGTGCCTGGAGGTGTCCCTTCATTAGATAATGGTATAAATAAATCTGATTTCCCATTAAATGAAATAGATAAAACGGCTCATATTGTTTTAATAAATGATAATATAAATAAGATACCAAGAGATTTAGCCGAAGTCGGGCCAGATCAGAAGCAATATAGAAGTAGCGTACAATTGTTTGGCAGAGTAGAGAATACTTCAGACCCAATATCATTTAATGCTATTATACCCGCTCCGGTTATAAATGCAACATCTTTTGAATATGATATGACCGTTTATACTAATCTAGCAAATGAAATAGAGGTTGGAGATATATTATTTTATGACGGTGCCCCACCATGGTATGCAAATACTTCTATTACAAAAATAGAACTTGATGTCCCATCGCCAGGTACTGGAACAATAACTTTTTCTCCAGCTCAAGACATAACCAACGCGGATTTAGCAGTTACGGTATTAAAGGGAGCCAATAGACAATATTATCCTACAAGAAAAGCGGATGTTGTTACGTCAATTGCTAATTCTATTGACTTTGATTTTTTACAAAACTCAGTTGAGAATATAGCTGGATCAACGGGCAGAAACATTTATCAATTACAAACAAACCCTTTAATAGGTAGAATATCAACTATAAATGGTATTGGCACAACAGGTGGTTCAATGGTGCCTTTTTTAAGTGTATATGAAACAAGTCCTGAAGAATCTTTATTAGATTTATTTTGGGAAACAACAACAGCTGGATTAATATCGGATTTGAACTGGGACGTGTTAGTTGGAACAAGCGTGCCTGTTGACTTGAACCCATTTGATTCATTATTTTATGAATCTCAAAATAAAAATGGCGGAGGAGACGAAACTGGAGCAGATGACTCAGCTTATATAACAGATGATATATTCCCATTAGATAGTAGTGGAATTGCTGTTATTCCAAGTGCAGCTGAATTAATTTCTGTTTTTGATAATTCAGAAATACCAGTTGATTCAACATCACGGTTTGAGATTAGACCAGGAATAAATCCGAACACATATAGAATAGCAATAAATGATAATTTTGTTTTCGATAATAGTAGTTTAACAACTGGGCAATTTTCATTTAATATTCGTTTCGAATATGATAATATTTGGTATTATTTTTCTTTTAATATACAACTAGCAAACAAAGCCCCTATACTGCCATTATGTCCAACCGATGGTTATAATAGAGTCATTGATAATACAGCCACTGTTATAGAAACCATAACTGCATATAATGGCGCGTTTGGAAATTCTACAATAGGGTTATTATGGGAGATTGTAAGCGGCAATAGTGATGGATATTTTAGTATAAATTCTTCTAATGGCGAATTAAGTCTTGCTAATCAAGAAGCGGCTTTAGGCGCTTATACACTAAGAATAAGAGTTACCGATGCTACTAATAATGGATTGCAACTTATTGGTTCAGCCCCTTTTGGTAGTTTGTCTACTGATTGTGATATAATAATATCCCTACAAAATGTACCGTTAACACCTTGCTTAAATAATTTTTCATCTAGTAAATTTATATATCAGAATGCATATAGAACAATTCCCGATTTCTATTCATATCGACCAGAACCAAGAACTAGACTACCTTTCCCTGCTGGATATGGTGGTATATATGTAGGAACCGCAAATTCCACATTAGATAGCAATGGATTTAATTCTAATCTACCATTTACACCTAATAATAATGGAAGATTTCAGTCGGTTATAAATGTAGCTACCGCTAACGGATGTACTACACCAACAGCATTAACTCAAGGTTCATTGCGATGGATAATTAATCTAAATGGGTTTATAAATGCTGGCGCAAATTGCGGTTCTGCCACAAATAAGTACCAATTAGCAAAAGCGTATTTTTTATTGTATTATAGACCCAACGCAACTAGCGCATGGACTCTTGCTACTACGGATAACAGATATGACTTTAATGCCCAAGCAAACGATTGGACTATAGCTAATTCTGAACCTAGGTATGGATATAATTACCCAGGTGGAAATATATGGCAACAACAAAGTGGATGCGGAAGAATATGGAATAACCAATGGGCTAATTTATTAACAGGTAATCAAGTCACTCAAAACCCATTTGGTGTGCATAAATTTGATTTGCCTGGGCCAAATGTGATTGCTCCAAATGTTAATCAAAATAGTGGCGTTGAACAATTTGATACATATAACGGATATCCAGACGCTTATTCAGGACTAGGGATGTTTAGTTACTACACAGGTGTAACCCCTAATACAAAAAAGTACATAACATCATTGACTAAAGCATATGAACCTAGTTGGAATTCCGGTGGAAATGGCACATACTCGGTTGAAGGTAGAATGAATATGGGGTTGCAAGCTGGGACATGGAGAAACCGTGTTGTTTTTCAATCTGACACGGATAAATATTCAACTGAAGGAGGTTTGTGCATAAGACTTGATCCAGGGCAGGATGATTGGGTTGTAGGTTCTACAGCAAAAAGAAGTACGTCATTTGTTACATCTACCCCAGGTGAATACTTTTTAGCTATCAGACTAGTTGATGGTTCAAGTACTGAATGCCGAATAGACGGAATAGGCCCTTGGGTTGATGTTGAACTAGAGGATGCAAACTTTACTTATGTTGGTCCAACACCTGTGCGAACAGCTTATCGATACAATGTAAGGATACTTAATCCAGGAGATGATTACCCATCTGCAGTTCCATCTGACTCACCTGATGCAAGATATACATATGATTTTAATGTGGCATGCAAAACATCCGATGACTCCGCTATTGGGGATCCTATACAATTAACAAATCAATCTTTTACAGATTTTGCTCCAAGAATTATAATAGAAGGAATGGCATGTTCAGAGCCAACAAATACATACTTTAGTCCCGGAACAAAAGTAAACAGTGTTGATTATGTTAATAAAAGAATAACAATAACGCCAGATTCTTTATTGCCTATACCAAATAATTTTGAATTTTCTTTAGTACATAATTCACTTGACTCAGATGGTATTCTGTGGTCGGATACAAATGATGGAACAGAAGTAAAACAACTTTATGTTGATGAAGATTTGACTGAATTTTGGATTCCACCTATAGCAGATAAATATTATACTTTTCAGAATATGGATAGAAACTATAGTAGCGGCGACGCTGGATTAGATTCAAGTATGCCTGGAATAACAAATAAACCAAACTTTTGTGCAAAATTTAATGCAACAGGTGGGGTTATTCCATCAATATCTACGCTTAATAATGGAGTTGATCTTAATGACCCCACAGAATTATGGTCTTATGGAAGATTAGGTCATAAGTCTCCAACAATACAAACGGCGTGGTATAATTCCCCTAGTCAAGACTTAAGGAATAATTATCATCATAATATATCACAAGTAATAACAACGCCGTAATAGCGGAGCTAAAATTATTAAAAAACAAGTAATTATAAAGCATGGGTGCAGTATTAGAAGTAAAATATTTTAATTCTTTCTGGTTAAAAAAAATAAAGTCAATAACATCCGTAAAAACCACAACAGGTATTGTGCGTTATGATGTTGAAGACGGAACAATAATTGAACTAGAAGAAACAAATACCCTAATAGGAGTTGGGCAACAAGTAACGGGGTCTGGTATATCAACCAATCCTGTTCCTACAATTGTCTATTTTGATGGTACAACAAAAATTACACTAAGTGAACCACAAACTGTAGAGGCCGGGACTGAACTAACAATAGGTCCTATAACAGACTTTAAGTATATTCCATCTGCTTATTCGGGGGATGTTACAGAAGGTATTGATTGGTATGTAGAAGAAACAAGAATTAGAGGTGGGTATAATAATACAAATGTTGATCTTGGAGTGAAAGCTTATACTGTGGAAGACACGGATACACAGCAACATAGATATAACTCTATTATATATTCAGGTATTTATAATTCAAGAACAGGCATAAATAATACAAATCAATTTTCTGTTGGACAAGATATTACAAAAAGCGCTGACCCAGCAAATGGCTCAATACAAAAGTTATATGCAGAAAATACAAATTTAATTATATTCCAAGAATCAAAAGTAAGTCAAGCATTGATTGATAAGAATGCTGTTTATTCAGCAGACGGTCAACCAATGACTACTTCTGGAGCTTTTGTAATTGGCCAAATACAAGCTTATGCGGGTAACTATGGTATAAGCACAAATCCTGAAAGTTTTGCTGTTTATGGGTACCGCAAGTATTTTACAGATAGAAATCAAAATGCAGTATTAAGATTATCGCAAGATGGTATAACAGAAATATCTGCTTATGGCATGTTAGATTATTTTAGAGACTATTTAACAGCAGTAAGTACTACAGGAAGAGTAGTCGGAATGTGGGATATGCATAATAAACAATATGTATTATCTTTGCAAATAGCCGGTGATCAAAGTTCTAGTCAACGTTATGATCCAACAGCGGAGCCAACAATTGTTTTCGATGAAGATGTTAACGGTTGGACAAGTAGACTTTCATTTAGACCTGAATTAGGCGGAAGTTTAAGAAACAATTTTTATACTTTTAGATCAGGCGGAATTTGGCAACATTATTCTACCAATGTTAATAAAGGAACATTTTATAATGCAACTATAAATTCATCTGTTGTTTTGATATTCAATAGTTCTACTTCAGAGGTTAAAAACTTTAATACATTGAACTATGAAGGCAGTGCTGGGTGGCAATTAGATTCATTAATAACAGACACAGATAGTGCAATACCTGTTCTGCCATTTACCCAAGTTTATAATTTAGCTAATATACAGAATCAATTGTTTTCAAATACTTTTAAAAAGAAAGAAAATAAATATTTTGCAACAATAATTAATAATACTATCGAAGGTGCTGGTGATGTTATTTGGGGGCAGTCTATGACAGGATTAAAAGGTTTTTATGCTACAGCCACTATGTCAATAAACAATTCTTTATATGGATCCCCTTTTGCCCGTACAGAATTATTTGCTGCATCTACTGAATATGTAAATTCATCATACTAATGACAAATGAAATTCAATTAAATACAGAAAATAAAATAATAAACAAAGACTTTATTAGCAAGGTCACTGCGCTTGAACAAGAAATGTTGAACAGTGATCTTCCTGGTATTATAAAAGGTAATTCAGATAGCTTTCCGTTAACTCACTCTTTTTCGGATGGGATATACATACGCGAAATGCTTATGGCTAAAGGCGGGTTTATTATTGGTAAATTACATAAATATAACCACACATGGTTTTTACTTAAAGGCGAATTAGAGGTTGCTACGGAAGACGGAGTAAATCACTATATTGCTCCATGTTATGTGAATGCCCCATGCGGGACCAAAAGAGTTATACATGCCCTTGAAGATTCCATATTTGTAAACGTGCATGCAAATCCAAATAATATAATGGATATAGAAATTTTAGAGAATGAGTTAGTATGCGATTCATACGAATCTTATGAAGAATATAAACTTTTAAACAAATAAGCAATGAGTTTTGTAGGAACAGCGATTGCCGGAGCGGGTATTGTAGGTAGTGTAGTAACAGGCATAATGGGGCAAAATGCCGCGGATAGAGCAGCAAGACAGTCTGCCGCCGAAAGACGCAGATTAGAAGCGGAAATAGCAGCATTTGAAAAAAGCAGACAAGCCATTATAAATCCATATGCAGGATTTAAAGACGTTAGTGGGCTAGCAAAAGACTTATCTGGAATGATTAGTAATCCATATGCAAATTTAGGCGTTGCAACTCAAGCCGCTAAATTTGAAGCAGAAGAAATTGATTTATCATTAGCAAATACGTTAGATACGCTTAGAGAAACCGGCGCAAGCGCTGGCGGAGCAACTGCATTAGCTATGGCCGCGTTAAAAAGCAAGCAAGGTATTTCTGCTAGTATTGAACAACAAGAGGCGCAGAATGAGAAATTACGCGCCCAAGGTCAACAACAAATGGATCAAATGAAAATGGCTGAAGCGCAAAGGTTGCAAAGCATCCAAATGAGTGAGGCACAAAGAATGCAACAAGCAGGCGCATCTGGTAAACAATTTATGTTCCAAGCCCAAGAAGAAAGAGATAGAGCTAAACTAGATAGGCTGGCAGGATTATCTGACTTTGCGGCAAATCAGCAAGCCCAAGCTCAATCGGATAGTTTATCAGCAATGACTGGTATGATTGGCGGTATAACCAGTTCTTTAGCTGCTGGAGCATCAGCTTATGCTGCGGGTGCGGGAAGCAGCGGCGGCGGCGATAGCAGTGGGTTCGTAAATCCAGGCAGTGTGCCTTCTTCAATTAGATAATAAAATTCATTAATTATAATTAATAATAATGTCATACGCAAATCCACAAAGACAAGTTATATCAAACGCACCGGCCTTTCAAAATTTACAGCAGAGTATAACCTCTGCGGTAAGCGCTGTAGCTGGAGCGGTCATCAAGCGAGCAGATCAAGAACGTGAGGATCAAGAAAAAAAAGAACTTCGGGAATTTAAAGAATACAAAGAATTATTTGCTGCAAGCACAGGAGCAAGTCAAGATTTTACAGAAGCCACTTTAAAGCTTCAGAATGAAAGTAAACTTCGTGTTGACCTTACCTCGGACGCGACAGCTGGTAAAGAATTAATTTTTGGTGAGACCATGCAAATTAAACCCGGCTCTGATCCTAAAAGAATAGCAAAGTCACAACAGGTTATTGCAGAAGTAAATGCTTATCCAACTGTTGTTACAAAAGGGCTTGCGCTTTTAACAGGCACCATTGAGACAACAAAAACTGGCATGACAGAAAATAGAATGTCATCATTAATAACCCAGAATCCTACTGATAATAATAAAGCTTTAATATTGGTAAGCACGGGAAATCCTGATAGTGGGAATATTAGAGTGGATCGCAGCACTGGGTGGAATAATCCTACGTATGTGATTGAAGCAATGGACCCAACAACAAAAAAAATTGTAACAGGGCGATACCTTCATTCTGATTTAGTAAAAGCCGATGCTTTTGGGGGAATAATGCAATTAGTCCCAGATCCAAATGTTAGTTTAGAATCAACTAAGAAAAGAACTCCCGGCGTATTCAGTGTGGTTAAAACTACAGGTAAAAAAGGAGAAACAATAGAAGAAACGGATGGCTCTGTTTTACCACAATTTTTAGATTTGGCTAACGCTAAACCTGATCCAAGTACTCAAACCACAGTTGAAAGTCTGGATGGTAAAACATTGTTAAAAAAGGGTATAGTAGTAGCTACCGTTAATAAGGAGGCTATTGCAAAAAGCCCTGAGTTTATAGCATCGACGGACGCAATTGCAGATGGTATATTAACCAATTTTAATGAAGCTTATTCCTTGAATAATGATATAATGGTAAAAGCTTTAGGCAAAGATGCTGCTTTAACTAAACCTGCAGATGGTATAACAGATGAATGGAAAAATAAATTTAGAGAGAATTGGAAAGCTTATACTTTAAAAAATATTCCAGATACACAGCCTATTAAAAACGAAGCTGGTGAATTTGTAACAGAAACCATAAAAGCTGAAAAAGCAAAAGGCGGCGGTGGATCCGGAGGAGCAGGCGGTTCTGGTAAAACAAATACAAGAGAGGAACAAATAGCTGCTAATCTTTCAATAGCAAATGACGGTACAGCAGGAGATATAGTTAATCCATTAAATAAAAACCAAAAGTTTGTTAAAGACGCGGAAGGAAAATGGGTTGAGTATGTGAAAGAATCGCCCGGGGCTGGATTTGCTGCTGAATGGACTGAAAAAAGAGGAAAGAGCAGGGAATGGAAAACTATTGATGGTTTAAAACAAGCCCATCCTGAACTCTTTAGAAATTTAGCTAAACCAGGATTGCCAAGAAAAAAATAATGACAAACATAAATTAAATTATGAAATTATACAAAAGCACCGAAGGATACGAATATACAGAAGACGAAGTTCTAACAGCAGCTAAAGAAAGCAATATGTCAATTGATGATTATATTGTTGAATTTGATATGACTCCAGCGGAAGAAGGTGAGCCGGGAAAGAAAAAACCTGTTGCGGAAAAGGGTGCGCCTGCAACAGGGAAAGCAAAAAGTACGGCATCCAAGCCGGCAACTACTTCTTCGGCCTCCAGAAAGAAACTATTTAAAGAAGAGGCCCAGCCTCGAACACAAGCTGACGGAACTTTTGTCCCAAAGCCAAAGATATTAAAGGAAAAACCTGTAAAAGAACCATCTATAAAAGAGAAGGTAGAAGAGGGTAAACAAATCATGCAGAAAGGCCGTGAAAAAACTAAGCCTATGCGTGAATTAAAAGCTAAAATATCATTGCCATCAGAGGAAGATATTCTAGATATATCAACAAATGTTCAGGGGAATGACTATGATAAGTTAGCTCCTGAAGAAAAACTATATGTAGACGATAAAGCAGTTAATATATTGCAAAAAGCATATGGTAAAGACGCGCAATATGATTTGTCTCCATCTGAAATAGAATTAAAATCCAGGGAAATCCTTTCAAAAGCAAAGCAAACTAAAAAAGAAATTGCAGAGGAATCTTATGGCAGTAAACTATTAAACGTTGATTTCCTAAAAGGATTAAATTATTTAGGCGAAGCATTCGCTTCTGTTCCTGAAACAATATATACTATTGGTGCAATACCGCAGAATATATATGCAGCAATATCGGGCGATAAAAACTGGGAAGCTAGTCCGGAAAAGTTTAAAAAGACTTTTGGGGTAGAAAATCCAATTATGGATAAGTTTATAACCGAGCAAGAGCGTCTTGGCAAGGCGCAAACTATATACAATAATGCAAACTATGACTCAACTAGCATAACAGAAAACATCAGCGATGGTAATTATGTTGATGCTTTTAAATTAATGGGTAGTGGTTTAGCGGAAAGTGCACCTATTAGCATAGCTATGATGGCTGGCGGAGCAGAATTAAAATTAGGTGAATTAGCTGCTGGATCAACGGTAGCATTAGCTGGTCCAAACATAAGACAACAAGAAGAGGAAAATCCAGAGCAATCAGAATTAACTTCCGTTATTAAGGGGTTTGGAATGGCCGGGGCAGAAAGTGTTTTTTCAGCAATTGGAGAAGGTAGCCTTGGTAGAGTATATAAAGATATAATCAAGAAAGAAGGAGTCGAAGTAGGCTCTAAAATATTTAAAGACGGATTAGTTACCATGTATCAATCCGCTCTTAAAAAGTTTGGAGCGCCTGCGGCAATGCTTGGCGAAGGTATTGAGGAGGTAGCGACTACTGTTACTCAGAACATGATTAATAACAAGAATCCTTTCGAAGGAACATTAGACTCTTTTGTTCTTGGCGTAGGTGGCGGTGGATTATATGGATCTCCTTTGACAATAGCAAAAGGAATTGATGGATTCAAAAACGGTGTAACTGTACATAAAATAAACAAACAGTTAAAGACAGAAAATTTAGATAATTTAGTTACTGCATTTAAACCTGAATTCCAGTCTAGCCCTGCTAAAATAAAAGCAGCAATAATTCCTGGCTCGATTAAGATACTTGATAACCAAGTTGAAACCGATGTCAACAATGGTAAAATGACCAAGGAAGAGGGGGATAAGGTTAAATTAAATTTTAGACAAACTCAGGGCATAGTAAATGCGCTAGAGCCATTAAAATTATCTGATGAAGATTTACCAGCGGCAGTGGACTTGATAAAAGAAAAGAAACAACTTGAAGAGATTGTTAAAAAAGTTGGTGATCCAAGTTTAACTGTAGAGCAAGGAAATAGAATAAAAGAAATAAATACCGCATTGACTGGTATAGGTGAAAGCAATGCTAAAAAGAAATATGCTGAAAATGTATCTACATTAGAAGGCAATATAAAATCATTAGAAGGATACGCTAATACTTTAGGTCAAGTAGAGTTTGAAAATCCAGTTGGCGAAGGTAAAGGCGTTGAGTCTTTCAATACTATTGATGAATTTAAAACCGCATTAGAAACTGCCGGGCTTGATGAAGCCTTTGTAAACGAAGCAATGGATGCAGATGGTTTCATGCTACCTAATGGACAAATTGTAATTAACAAGCAAATTGCTGCACAGAGTAATCTGAACACAATGGGCCACGAGTTATTGCATAAAATTTTAAAGTCAGAATTTAGTGATCCAGTTAAAGGAGCAAAATTAAAAGATCAATTTTTAGAACAATTAACAACTGAAGAAAGATCACTATTAGATGAGCGTATACTTGCTGTTGATAAAAGCGGCAAAAGATTATACTCTGATGAAGATTTAATTGCTGCACCGGATGAATACCTTACGCAATACTTTCAGATTATAGCGGATAAAAAAATCCCTTGGTCTGAAAAACTAGGTGATTCTTTGGAAAGACTATGGAAGAACTTCCTTGGTAAATTTTTTAAAGATAAAGGATATAATAACCTTGAATTTGCAGATGGTAAAGATATTTATAGATTTATAAATGACTATGCCAAAACAATTAAATCTGGTAAAATATCCCAACGAGCGCAAGATTTAACGAAAGCTGGAGTAAGTATACAAAAACCTATTGCTGCATCTAAATCTATTCAAGAGAAGATGGATGCTCTTGATGAGCAGTTAAACAACGATGAGATTGATTACGACGCTTACGAAGTAAGAATGGATGCTCTTGTAAAAGAAGAGGAGAAAGCATTAAGAGCTCAGAAAGAAGGTAAACCCGCAGAGGAGAAACCAAAAGAGGTTAAAAAAGAAACTAAAAAAGAAACCCCAGAAGAAGAAGCAAAATCCGTTGTTGCAAGCAATAAAGGTTTGGTGGCTTCTGATAAAGTACAAAAAATATACGATACAGAAGGCGTTAATGGAGCTCAAAAAATTATAGATTTATTTAGACCCATTACGTCTAAAATCGTTGACAAAAGAAGAGACGCTCCTGGCTTTGATAAAGAATTGTTAACAGATGAAATTGAAACTGGAGTTGGTGGTATATTAGATCTTATTCAAAAATATAAACCTGAGTCAGGTATTCCTTTAGCAGCTTACATAAATAAATATTTACCAGTAAGAGCGATTGCTACTTCGAGAAGAATATTAGGAGAAACTTTCAGCAAAGACATCGAAGATCAGAAAGGATTAATGGCTACAGAGACCGCTGACCAATTTACTAATACCGCAATGCCTGATAAACCTAGATACAAAACAATATTGGAAAGCAATGTATTTGACAATGAGGTTATAAAGTCGGTAACAGATAAGCTAAAATTAACTCTACGTACATTAAAAAGCAAGATAGACGCACCTATTTCTAAGAACACCACTGTCACACCGCTTATAAGCGAGATACGTGATGAGATGGGTAAGCAAGCCGACATTGATATTAAAAAAGCATTAGGAGGCAAAGAAGGTGGCGTATTAAAAATGAACTTGATAAAACACAAGAAAGCTATTCTTGAGAACATGACCACAACATGGTTAATGGGTAAGGATACTAAGAATGGTGTTCAAGGGGGGGTTCCTTCTGCTATTCAAAAACAAATTAATGGCAAATGGGTATCATATCCTGATTGGGTAGGTCAAAAAATAGACCGTGAGAAAACAACAACCAATCTTGCTGGTAAAACATCAGGTGCAGAGATCGTAAGAAGGCTCCCTAACGCAGCAAATAATATATCTAATGAGGAATTCTTAAGTTGGTTTTTGGAGCCGTCTGGCAATCCCATACGCGGTCGTAAAGAATCTTTATCTAAAGCATTAGGTGAAGAGTTATCTTTTGACATATTCAAAAAAGAATTGGAAGAAGGCGGTGAGATTGCTAAAGTGTTTGAAAGAAATCAAGAGCTTAAAAATGTAGTATTATTAGATACTTACATTAATGAAGTTGCAAAACAAATTGATAGAGGCACCGTTAAGTTTTCTAAGTCAACAAAGTCTGAATTAGAATATAATATGAAGATTGCTGATAGTCAAGGTGGTGCTTCATTAATGGACGATATTGCTGTTACTCGAGGGGATTCCGAAGATGATAAACGTGATAGATTAATTTATGAAGGTGCAATTGCTATAAATGATTTTAAAAACACATTAAAATCTCCGATAAGCTCTTATAAAGCTGAAATAAAAAAAGCTAATGGTGAATTTAATATACAAATATTTAATAATCCAAAAATACCTAATTATCTTAAGGATGAATATTTAGATAAAAATCGCGAAGTTAATAAAAATGACGTAGCCGAAATAGGTGATAAATTAGCAAAAATATTGCCTAAGGAATTTTTAGATGCAGTTGGTATTCAGATTTTTGGTTATCATAATAAATTATTAGATCCTGCTTTTGAAAAAGGAGGCAAAGGCGGCCCAAGAGCAGAATTTTATGATAGATCACAAGAATTGAAAGAAGCATTTGATTCTAACAATATACCAAATAATACGGGGGTAGACTTTAGTAAAGTCAGAATAATGAATATAAATGCGCCCGGCGGTAAGAATGGTCTTTTTCGTAGAATAGTAGATCTACAAGAATCTAACGAAAGTGATGTTAACAAGAAAATAGAAAAATTAGTAGAACTTCTTCCGGAAATAACAGATGCTAATACTGAAAATAAAAAAGCGGCTGTTTTGTTTACTGAAAAAATAGGTGAGTTATTATTAGATGAAAAAATAAATTTCAATGCTGTTGTTGATTTACTAAAAGCACAAACAAATTTTGTTATGGGACTTAGAGCTCTTACCAATTTGTCTGTTGTTGAATTAAGAAGCGGTAAGCAAGAAGAAAAAAAGAAAGGTGAGCATATAAACCCTAATGTTCATAAAATGACTGAACTTGTTGGGTTATATGCTGAGGCATTAAGTTCGCTTTCAGAAGGTGGACTAAAATCGGATATATTGAAAAAGCTTAATTATGAATTAAATTTGCTTTTCACAGATCATTCGCAAGCTCTTATGAATCTTCCTGATAGTAAAATAATGGATAACCTTGGAAGTCCAACAAGTAGAGATGGATTTAAAAGATTTAATTTAATACCGGAAGTTAAAAAGTATTTATATACACCATCTGGAAGTTTGTTTAATGAAATAGAATTAACTAATCAAATTGAAAACGAAAAAAATGCGATTAGGAATCTTGCTAAGTTTAGTAAAATTGTAAGTGATGGTATACAAGCAGAGACCGTAAGAGGACTTTTGAATAATAATCAACTAGAAGAATTACAAAAAGAAATTGAAGCAAATTATAGTACTAAACTAAAACTTGGTAATGAAAGTAATGATATAAGAACTAGTTTATTTAATTATGATGATCCTATAGCGCAGAAGATGTCTAATGGTGTTGATCTTAGAATAACCGAAGGTCTTATAAGAAATAACAAAAAAACATATTTACTCTATGCTGATGGTAAAATAGTTGGTCAATTTGAAACAGTTAATCAAGCCAAAGATTTAATAAAGTATATTGAAGACAACTTAGTTAAACCAACTGCTATATCAAAAGGTAAAGCTAAATTTAGTAAATCTCTTGATAAAGAATTTAATATTATATTAGCACAAAACAAAGGTGTAAGTCCTGCTATTAAATATTCTGGAATAACAGCAAAAAGACAAGGGTCTAGTAAAGGCAAATATAAATTCTTTTTACCACCTGGCGCAGAGGATTTTGAAGGGTTATTATATAACTTCATTGGTAAAGGCAAATTAGGTGAAGAACAAGCTAAGTTTTTTGAGGAAACACTAATAGATCCTTATTGGAGTGGCATTTCTGAAATTGAATCAGCTAGACAAAGAATAAAAAAGGATTTTATTGCTCTTAAAGAAGCTTTCCCGGAAGCATCAAAGAAAATAACGAAAAGAATACCGGGTGGTGATTTCACTTACGATCAAGCTATTCGCGTTTATTTGTGGGCAAAAGAGGGTAAAAAGATACCTGATTTATCAAAATCTGATCAAACCATGCTCACTCGTTTAGTTGCTAACGATACTGAGCTATCTGCTTTTGCAAACGGGTTAGAATTAATTTCAGGAAGAGATGGACAATGGTCTGATCCCGGCGAATATTGGGACTCAGAAACAATCGTGTCTGAATTAAACGACATGACTGAGAAAATAGGTCGTAAAAAATATCTCGAAGAATTTATAAAAAATTCAGATGAAATATTTAGCAAAGAAAACTTGAACAAAGTTGAGGCATTATATGGCGAAGGCATTAGAGATGCTATTGAGGATTCTCTTTATAGAATGACAAATGGTAAGAATAGATCTCAAGGTACTGGTAGATTTACTGCAGCAGTATCAACTTGGTTGAACGGATCAGTTGCTGAGATTATGTTCTTGAATACAAAGTCAGGTGTTCTGCAATTAATATCTGCATTGAACTACTTAAATCTTCGGGACAATAATCCGGTTATGGCTGGTAAAGCGTTACTTGATTTCCCTCAATTTAGTAAAGATTTTGCTAAAATATTTAATTCTGACATGATGAAAGAACGTCGTCAGGGATTAAAAGAAGATGTAAGCGCTGCTGAAATTGCAAATGCGGCCGCTACTGCTAAGAATAAAGTTAGAGCAACAGTCGCTTACCTTGCGAAAATAGGTTTTACACCTACAACTATTGCTGATGCACTTGCAATTGGATTCGGAGGAGCTACATTTTATAGAAATAGAATAAATACCTATAAAAAGCAAGGTATGCCGGAGACCGAAGCAGAAGCAAAAGCATGGAAAGACTTTACTAGATTGACTAACAAATCAGCTCAGTCAAATGATCCAGCGTTAATTTCTCAGCAACAAGCGGAGCCAATAGGACGTCTTATATTGGCTTTTGGAAATGCGACACTGCAAATGAATCGTATTATGAAAAAGTCAGCCAGAGATCTTATAAATGGTCGTGGCAATCCTTCTGAGCATGTTTCTAAGATTTTATTCTACGGATTTATTCAAAACGCAATATTTTCCGCAATGCAGAAAGCATTGTTCATAGGATTGTTTGGTGGGGATGATGAAGAAGAAGATAAAAAGAAAAAGAAAACAGCAGAAGAAAAAGCTTTTGAAACAGCTGATGATATGTTGGATTCATTCTTAAGAGGTTCTGGATTGGGTGGAGCTATTGTATCTACTGCTAAAAATACTGCACAGCAATATTTTAAACAAAGAGAAAAGAAACAAAAAGGTGATCAAGCTTACACGTTAATTGAAGGACTTAATCTTTCTCCATCACTTGGATCAAAAGCTAGAAAAATTTATGGAGCGATACAAGAAGAAAAGTTTAACCGAGCTGTTATGGAAAAAATGGGTGGTCAATTAATGCTTGAAGGAAGACTTAATCCAAGTCCAGCTTATATGGTTGGCGCAAAAGTTACTTCAGCATTAACAAACTTGCCAGCGGATAGATTGCTCGATAAGGTTACAAATATATCTGAGGCATTGGATGCTAGAAATGAAAATTGGCAAAGAGCAATGCTTATGATAGGATATAAACCTTTTGAAATTGATGTTAAAAATGAAGAGCAAGAAGCTGTAAAAGCACAGGCTAAAATTGAAAGAGAAGATGAGGTATTCATAAAAGGTGTTGAGAAGAAGAAAGCTCAAATGAAAAGAATCAGATCTATGACTCCTGAAGAACGAAGAGCATATGTTGATTCAATTAGAGCAACAGTACCTGAAAAAATTGAACGCGCTAAACGCAGAAGAAAATTGTTATATGGGAAATAGGAACAAGATATGACTGGGCACCATACCCAAAAGTTCCTGTAAAAAGAAAGGGGATTCACATTACGTGGTCCCCTTTTTTTATTCAGTTTGCTATACACAACGTATGATATAACTTACGAAAACACACGGTTTTGTAAATTATATTTTACGTTATCCATCACACGACAAACAACCGTCATCCATAGCTTTAGCAGCAATATCGCCACGTAGTACAGATTCAGTACGCATATAATACAAAGTTTTAATTCCTTTTTTCCATGCATCCATATGAACTTTATTAATCCATTTAGGTGATGCTTCACTTGGGAATGCAAGATTTAAACTAACCGCTTGATCAATGTATTGTTGCCGTATACCCGCTTGGTTTACCAATTCTAATTGATTGATTTCTTTAAAAGTTTTAAACACTTCTTTGACAGGTATATCGTTCATAAAAAACTTGTCATCCAATTCTTTTATATCCTGCACTGATCCACCATCACGTAGGATCTGATCCCAAATAGGATCTGTGTTTAATCCATAACAATCAAGAACTTTTTCAAGTGTTGGATTCTTGCGAATGAATGTACCCTTAGCTGATTGCTCAGTAAATACATTAGCCGCCCAAGGTTCTATCCCAGAAGAAACATTACCAGAAAGCTTGGAATTAGATACAGTAGGAGCGATAGCACGAAGATGAGTATTACGTAACCCAGTACCAATACACCAAAGTGGTTCTCCATATACCTCTGCCAACGCATGACTTGCTCTTTCGCTTTCAATTTTAATCTGACTAAATATTTTTCTAGTTTCATACTGCGCTAATAATCCTTCAAATGGTAATCCTTTTTCTTGTAAATATGTATGCCAACCTAACACACCCAACCCTAATGGTCTTCCTTTAGTTGCAGATCTAACTGCGTTCTCAAAGCCACGTAATCCTTTAGCTCGTTGTATGAACTCTTCCATAACACCATCTAAAAACCAAATGGAATCATAAATAAGATTAGTATCTTTCCACTCTTCATACTTAGCAAGGTTCAATGAACTTAAGCAACAAACAAAGCTGTGGTTTTCATCTGTGTGTAAAGTAATTTCACTGCAGATGTTTGTCATATGAACTTTTAGTCCATTCGATTTGTATGCCGGTGGATTGTTCTTATTAGTGTTTCCTTTAAACAAAATATACGGCTCTCCAGTTGCTTTTCGTTTTCTAATAAGTTTACTCCATCGATCTCTAGCTTTTGTATCTCCTTGTTCAAGTTTTCGCATAAACTTATCACCAACAACTGCGCACTGATGTAGATTAAGCGACTGTCTATTGACATCTCCTTTAGGCTCTCTAATTTCAAGCCACTCTTCGAAATCAGGGTGTTCAATGTTGATGTTAACTGAGGCCGCTCCTCGTCTAACAGATCCCTGATTAGTTGCAAGGATAGTTGAATCGTAGATTTTACAAAAGGGTACGACTCCATCTGATGTTCCATTTCCTGTAATTTTTGCGCCGGCGGGTCTAATTTGATTTACACCGATACCTACTCCACCGCCGTGCTTAGCGAGTAACATCATCTCTAAATTCTTTGTTCCAATATCTTGTATGCTATCAGCAACATCAATACCAAAACAACTGATTGGTAATCCACGATCTGTGCCGGTATTAGATAACACGGGCGAAGCCAAACATAACCAACCATTCCATATATAATCAAAGAACGGCTGTGTTAGTTCAGGCTTATATAAGCGACGGGCAACAGTTGATGCTACCCGCCAATATGCATCTCTAGGGGTTTCGCCAATCAGCAAATACCCACCAGAGATTGTTTTCTTATATACTTCTGTGTCACCCCATTCCGGATAGTCTGTTCCTTTAATCCAATTGTCGTTCCACTTCTGTATCATCTTTCTTTTTTTCTTCTATTGCTTTTTCTGTTAATGTTTTAATTGCTTCTTCGTAACCCGGCATTAATTTAATTGTTTCAAATGTACCAACGCTTAAATCACGCATATAGGATTGCTCCTCCATAAGTCGTTGCATCATTCTTATTGTTGCCTCGATCTTATTCTTCATTTCTACTAATGTCTGTTCTTTCATAATTTATTTACCATATATCATCATAATCTTCGTTTTCTCCTGCTTTGCTGTAATCAGTTGATCTAATTGCAAAAAAGTCTGTATGTGTATGTCCGCCCGTCAAATGATAAAACCAATCTAGATTCTTTGCATTGTCTTCATTGTAAGAAAAGTAATCACCAAGATCTAAATATCCAAGCTCAACAAGTTTTTCATTTGTACGTTTCCTTAAGAAATGTTTTAAATCTCTTGCGGAGATACCTTCTATATCGCCCATCTCAAACATCTTATCGATGTAGTCATGCTCAAGCTTAACCATCAATGCTGCAGCCGTAATAACATCTTCCCGACATTCATCCAATAACGTAGGATATTCCTCGCACATTTGTCTGAATAAATGACAACCCATTTTAGAGTGTAATGATTCATCTCTTACGCTCCACTTCATTTGTTGTCCAATGCCCTTCAATAAGTTTCTTAATTGAAAACTATATAGAACCGCAAATGCGGAATAAAGACTTACCCCTTCAGCAAATGCGCTAAATACGGCTATTGATTTTGCAATACCTTTTACATCTGTCCCTTCATAAGCAATTAGATTTTCAAATCGTTTTGCCGTGGCTGGCTCATGCAAGAATGCTTTAAAATCATCTAAGCCAAGTGTTTCGTTTAAGTAACTGTATGCAACTGCATGGATAGTTTCTTGTGATCCAAACATCATAGCCATTTGCTTTATCTCATGCTTTGGAAACCAACGTGTTACATTCTGCGTCCAGTAATCAGACACTGCACATTCGGTCTGAGCAAACCCCAGTAGGATATTTCCTACCAGGTGCTTCTCAGATTCGGTTAGTTTTTCATTCCAGTCTTTAATGTCACTCGACATACTTATTTCTGTGTGTAGCCAGAATGCTTGTGCTTGTTTTAACCAACCTTCCGTGTAATATACAGGATATTCAAATGGTTTGTATTCTATTCTTTCATCAAATAATCCCATAATTAATTTTAATTTTCTATTGTAAATGCAATGTCAACAAACGGTAAATAAATTACATATGTTGTAAAGTCTTCTTCTCTATACGCTCTTGATCCAAATAATATTCCGGGATATAATCCAACTTCAAGGCACCAATATTTATCTTCCTTGTCCGGCATAGGGTTTGTCATAGTTTTTGCTGTTTTTGTTTTTACTTGTTTTGGTTTTGGAGTGGATTCCTGGTCTACTAATTTTTTTGTCGGTGTTTTTGCCATTAGTTATGTTCTTCATAAAGTTTATATTCTTTTTGTATTGCTAATAATTCTTTAAATCTAATTTTGCCTTTTACTTCAATAGACCATTTAATCCATTTATCAACTTGTCTTTCAGCGTACTTTTTTCTTGCAAGTCTTTTCTCTTCTCCAGGATTAACTTTATTGTTTGATCGCATTCTTTTTGATTCTGTGGTTTGTACAATGTTCTTTTGTCATTCATAAGGTGCATTAGGTACTTAAACATTTTCCAACGTAAAGGGAAAGATTCATTAGCTCTGCCTTTTGTTTCAATAATAAAATCTTCACCAATAAAATCCGGTGTATACTTTATATTAAGAACCTTTTTGCCGCCT